ACTAATCAATGCACGAATTGCAGTATTTGTGGAAGTTAAATTGGTGTTAACAAGATCAATCCTGCCAGCTTGTGCGGCAATGTATGCGTTTGTATTAGCCAGAGAAGATCTTTCAGTTGCACTTACTGAAGCAATATAAGCATTTGTGTTAGCGAGGTTTGATGCTCTAGAAGCATCTACATCTGCAATATAAGCATTTGTGTTCGCAAGAGCTGATCTTTCTGTAGCAGAAACACTACCAATATATGCATTGGTGTTAGCCAAAGCACTATTGAAAGTAGATGAGTTCAGCTTTGTTGCGATATATGCATTGGTATTGGCAAGGTGTGAGAGTTCAGTGACAGCATTAGTGCTAACATCAGACTCAACAGAAGCAATTCTTGCGTTTGTGTTAGCTAAAGCAGAGCGTTCGGTTGCACTTACTGATGCAATGTATGCGTTTGTGTTAGCCAATGCAGATTGAAACACAGAGTTTGATGCCTTCGTGTCAAGAAGATCGTCGATTTCACCCTCTGTATAATAACGGCTGTCATGATTATGACTATCATCTGCAACAGCAACGGTTAGCGTCATCGCATCGCCACTGAATGAAGCGGAGCCAGTAGCATCACCAGCAAGAGTAATGCTGGCAACAGAAGAAAGTTTAGTTGCAAGCAAAGAAGTTGCATTAGCAACTTGTAAGCGATCATTGATCAGCAGTGTTGCGTTGGCAACTTGAATACGGTCATCAACATATGTGATTGTTGCGAAATTAGAAACAGCATTAGCAACTTGCAGATATTGTGTATTACCGCTCACATAGAGTGAATCGATCTTATCACCTGGACGGAATTCACCAAGTGCCGTAACATCACTGCCTGTATAGATCGCCTTGACTGGGATGACTACTGTATTTGCCATTGTTTATCCTTACGCTACTGCAATTGTATCTAAGTTGCCGTCTTTATTATAGAATGGGAATGTTCCGCCAGACACAGCGATGCCATCTGAAGAACCATCGGACTTAAAAAAAGGAAATGTGCCTGCACCAGCTGCAGTTGATCCCCAGCTGACATTACCGTTTCCGTCTGTCTTGAGAACATATCCTGCTTGACCATCTGAAGTTGGAAGGCTGAATGCATTATTACCGAGAGTCAATCCCCCAGTACCAACAGAAAGAGAGTGAAGATTTGCACCGACTTCAAAGACTCGGATGCCGTCAGTCGAAAAGAGTTTGCCATCGTTGATATTGAGGGCAAGTTCGCCTGATTGAATATCACCAGTTGTAGGAGCCTTCCCCGCAACTGAGGAACGCTTGATCTTTACGACCGACGCCATATCTATGACCCTTGTTGTTCAGTGCTTATGTAAGCATTCGTAAAACAAAAAGGGGAGTGCCGAAGCAACTCCCCTTTCGCTACTTCTTTGTCTTATTTATACAAAATACGAACTTTATAAATAATTGTGTATCGCAGGATTGCCGTCCTCATACACTCTAACGCTAAACAGGAGCATCAGCATGATTATTTATACATACAATTTTGCGAAATCAATGTCAAGAATTTTGCAAATAGACATGATCAAAACAAAATATCTTTCTGATCAATACTTACAAGAACAAATTTCTCATATAAAATCTAAAACAGAGATCGAAAAATTACCTGCATGGAATAAGGGAATCAAAGGTCTAAGACATTCACCAAAAACAGAATTTAAGCCAGGGAATGTTCCATGGAACAAAGGAGTTAGTGGGTGTTATACTGCGGATCAAATAAAAGTTTTATCCGAATCACATAAAGGATTGCCTTCTCCGAGAAAAGGAAAGAAGCACACAAAAGAAGCGAGAAGAAAAATGTCCGAATCTTCTAAGGGTCAGCCAGCATGGAACAAAGGAATTCCGCTGACCGAAGAGTGTAAAAAGAAGAAATCTGATGCAATAAAAGGTAGAGTTTGGGTAAATAATGGAAAGAAGAATAGACAAGTCTATCCTGATAACATACCAGAAGGTTATTCTAGAGGGAGATTTAAATCTCCCTCTAGAAACAATTCCTAGTACTGCCCTCCATCGATGACGGCATCAACTTGTGCCAGTGCATAACCAGTGCCACCTGTGTTTACAGTAGTGGTTGGTTCATCCTGAAGACCCTTATAGAATTTGAAGACACTAGAGTCTGATGAGTCACGGAAGTAACCAGCATACTTGGTAGTTGCAGATTCAACATACTTAGCGTACACACCATGGTCAACAGTATCTGCTGCGTTGTTCGCAGAGAGTTTGAGCATGGTATCATCAACATTTACAGTCGATGAAGAGATATAAGTTACGCCACCTTCAACGGTCAGATTACCATCGATGGTCATGTTACCAGCAACAGCAGTGTTACCAGAAACAGTCAGGTTGTTTCCAACAGTTACATTGTCTGGCAGACCGATGGTTACTGTAGCACTCTCAGAACCAGAACCAGATACAGTGATTTCGTTTGTTGTACCAGAAATGCCAGCAACATAGTTACCAGAAGTGTCGGTGCCAAGAACAACATCGTTGTTGTAAGTGGTTGAGATTGATACGCTGTTTCCTGAGAAGGAAGCAGTACCAGTAACATCACCTGTAAGAGTAACACTAGCGGTTGCACCAAGTTTCTGTGAAATATTTGTTTCTGCTGCAGCAATACGAGCATTAGTGTTTGCAAGGTTACTGTTTACAGTGCTGATAGTTGCATAGGTTGCAGCAGCATTAGCAACTTGAAGTCTATCCGAAACCAGTGCACGAATTGCAGTATTTGTTCCTGTAAGATTGCTATTAACAAGATCAATTCTGCTATTTGTATTAGCAAGTGCTGCTCGTTCAATTGCGATTGTTTGATAGGTTGCAGCAGCATTAGCAACTTGCAAACGATCAGCAATGTCGCCACCGAGAGTAGAGGTGACGGAAATTGAACCATTGCCGTCAAGAGCAACAGAAACGCCAGTACCACCACGAACCAGAACGGTATTGGTCGAAAGTACGCTGTCGCCATTCAGCTTGAGGTATGCGCCTTCGCCAGCAGTCTGTGTGGTAAGACGGAAATCTTCACCACCAATTGCAGTTACACCAGAACTGTTACCTACATACAGCTTTCTGTCAAATAGGTTGACCGCAATTTCGCCAACTTCAAGACTTCCAGGAACAGCACTAGCGGTAGAACTGCGCTTTAGTTTAATGATAGATGCCATTTCGGACGCTCCTTAATTATTATCTTGGAATCCCACCTTTTCTCGTGGGCTTTTCTTTGTTTTCTTTATTTATAATAACTTGAACTGGCACATACTTCTTATAGTATTCTAGATCGGCATGTTGCCTGCGAATTATTGCTTCCATTTCCATAATTTGTTGCACAACACTTCTTGGCACAGGAATTTTATCTCTTGCGCTCAATTCGTTTTCAAGTTCTGCAATTTGTCCACGCAAAGCAACGATCGTTTTGTTTAGTTCGACCAGTTGCCTTTCTACTCCTACAGTTGTAATTTCATGATCTAGATAGTCACTCATGCCTAAAATGTTCCACCATTCAAACTGTCAAAATATGGCATTCCATTTGCTGCCACTTGCATCACTTGCCCATATGTTCCTGACACACCTTCAACAGCACCACCTGTTTTTGTTCGCAGCAGACTGCCAGCAGAAACTGAAGAAATCGTAAGTGTGTTTGCAATTGTAAAGTTTGTATAAGATCTGCTTCCACTGAACACAACGCTTTCAAGATTGGCAACCTTATCAACAAGCAGTTTGCCACCAATGTATTCAACGGACACTGCTGATGCAGAAGTATCTGTTTGACCAATAAATAATTTATTGGAAGAATAAGAATACGCAAGCTCGCCATTCGCAAGAGATGGTGGCGTAGCAGTACTTTGCGATGTTTTGATCGCAATTACAACATTATTTGCCACTAGAACTCTCCGCCTTTCATGGTCACAGTAGTACCATCATACTCAAAAACTTTTTCGTTCTTGTATGTTCCAGAGGTTGAATCGTACACAAGAGTTGCACCAGATTCACCAGCATCTGCAGTGTTGTTATCAATATCTGCCAGTGTGCCAAGAGAAGTTGCAGCTGCACTACTCTTGATTGTTAAGACTGGTGTTGCTTGGCTGAATTTTACTTTCAGAGCCATTATCGTTTCCCCTATGCCTTAGTGACTTCTGGGCTGATAGTAACAACTCCTTCAACGAGTCTGCTGCGAGTATTTGCAGCAGAAGTCAATTCAACATCATAAACATAACGACCAGCATCCATATTTGAAGTAATATTTCTGCCTAGTGAGATTGTCAACTGTCCAGCTGTTCTTGGGGAGCCAAATGTGCAAGTAAAAACAGTTGCTGTGGCTGATGTATAGTGCTTGCGGATATGACCGTTTGCAGTATAACCAGTCAGGTCTGTAACAGTGCCGTCATCTGCTGTGACCGTCAATGTAGTAGAAAAGTCTGTTCCTTGATCAATAATTATGTTTGCCTTTGCAGCCATTTGGTGTTCCCCCTCACCTATTTATTAAGTGCGTCAACCTTGTCGGCAAGTTCCTTAATGGCTTCAATCAATACTGGAACAAGTTTCTCATAATACACGGTCAAATACTCTGGATCGATTGGTGCTTCAGTAACAAGTTCTGGCAAAACACGCTCAACTTCTTGAGCATTTACACCAACCTGACGCTTCTCTGTGTCATACCCCAGTTTCGCAGCAACATCGTTTCCATAGAAATAGTACCCATTCAAAGACCTAACAATAGAGAGTGCATTGCTGATGTTACTTTCAAAGTTCTTGAGTCGTTCATCAGAATAGTATGCAGTAATATTGTTTGTGGCTCTGATCTCACCAGCAGTACCAGAAGCAGCAGTATTCACACCAAGTGAGTTGACTTGAGCATCGGAACCAGTTGTGAAACCGCCAGCCTCACCTTTCTGACCCTTGGCACCTGCTGGACCTGTTGGACCTGTTGGACCAGTTGGACCTGTCGGACCTGCGGCTCCTGTAGCACCCTTTTGACCCTTAGCACCTGCAGGACCAGTTGGACCTGTCGGACCTGTCGGACCAGTGGAACCTGTTGTACCCTTCTGCCCCTTAGCACCTGCTGGACCAGTTGGACCTGTTGGACCAGTGGCTCCCACTTCGCCCTTCTGTCCTTTCGAACCAGCTGGTCCAGTTGGACCTGTTGCACCTGTAGCACCCTTTTGACCCTTAGCACCAGCCTCACCTTTCTGACCCTTGGCACCTGCTGGACCTGTTGGACCAGTTGGTCCTGTGACACCAACTTCGCCTTTTTGACCCTTCGAACCAACTTCGCCTTTCTGCCCCTTGGCACCTGTTGGACCAACAAGAGCAGAATTGGTGATGTTAACTTTCTTCAGCTTCGTATCAGTTGCATCGTAGATCAACAAAAAGTCATTTGTTGCATCAACAGAAGTGATCGTGGTGCGGTCAGAGATGGAGTGTGCATTTGCAGTCAGAACATTATCAAAGGTGGTTGCATTTTGATCAGATGTAACCGTTGCTTGCCAACGATCAGTTGTTTCGTTCCAAATCAAAGCAACATTTGCAGAAGTGCCACGATTAACATTGAATCCTGCATTTTGCGTTGGTGCACCACTATGATTGCTGTTCAGAGCAATGATATTATCAGCAAGATTAATGGTTTCTGTATTGACAGTTGTGGTTGTACCAGATACTGTCAGATTACCACTAATGGTCACATTGTTAGTAACTGCCAACTCATTAATTGTTGCTTTCTTAGAAATCGTAGTGTTGCCGCTGATCGTGGCATTTTTTGTTACGCCAAGACTTTGAGTGACACTGATGTTGTTTGCATACAGATAATGCCAGCGATTGCTAGTGCCACCAAGAGTATGTCTGCCACCAGTTCTTGGAGTTACAGAAGAATCAAGAACAGCATTCAGAACCAAACTATCAGAAGAATCGCTACCAAGAGTTGTGTTACCACTAACTTCAATGTTGTTAAATGTACCATTTGCGATGGCAATTACAACATTGGCTGGAATAGAAAGACCACCAGTAACATTCAAAATGCCAGTGATGCTAGTATTGCCACCAATCGTCAGATTCTTACCAATCTTAACAGACCTTGCCGCTTCGACATCGTACCCAGCTGAAACAGTTGATGTTTTAACACCAACCTTAGAGAATACCGCAGTGCCAGAAGTGTATTGATTGGCAAACGAACCCTTAACCGTAATGGTATCCGTTGAAGCGTTACCAAGATACATATCACCATTAAACGATGCAGTTCCTGTTGTGGACTGATTGGCAAACTTACCCTTAACAGTGATGACATCGGTTTGTGCATCACCAAGAGTCATATTCCCATTGAATGTTGCAGTTCCGTTTGCAGTCAGAGTTGTTGCATTAAGTGCATTCAGATAAGATGTGCCATCTACGGTCAATGTTCCATCTGTGTCAATGTTACCATTAGCATGCAGCGCAGCAATTGTGCTCTTACCGCTGGCATTTAATGTTGCAGTGTCTACTCTAGTTCCGTAAATATTGTTCCATCTAAGAGGAGATGTTCCCAAATCATACGAACCATTTGCGACAAAGTTACTCATCACTCTTGCATTTACATTCAGAGTATCAGCAACACTGTTGCCAATAGTCGTGTTACCATTCATGCTTGATGTAGAAGTAACAGTCAGAGTATCAGCAGCATTATCCCCAACATTCACATTACCATTGATATTCATGGTTCCGTTGAAGTTGGTTGTACCATTAAACGACGCAACGCCAGTTACAGCGATGTTTGCAAATTTGCCTTTGACAGTAATAGTATCGGTGTCTGCATCACCAAGAGTCACAGATCCGTTGAGTGTTGTTGCACCATCTGCCTGCAGCGTTCCGTAAAATCTGGCATTACCGTCGGAATCAATATAACCAACAACTGTATTGGCACTATCAACAAGAACAAAGCGTGAATCACCTGCGTTATCTTCAAGTTCTACATGAAGATCAACGGAAGTGGCAGTATTTGCAGCATACAACTCTACTCTCTTGCCGTTACCATTTGCAAGAATAAACTTCGGAGAATCACCTGTAGTGCTAAATGTGGCATTTGATCCAGAAAGAACAAGGTGAGCAGAATTTGAAGAAAGATTTGTAATCTGACGAAGTGTCAATGGCTCAAAGTCAAATTTATTTGTGCCAGTCTTTCTTAGATATTGTCCTGCAGAACCACCTGTAACACGAATACGACTGATGTCACCAACATCAAATACCTGTGAGCCAGAAGTTGAGATGATAACATTACCAGAAATCGTGGTATTGGCAGATACAGCAAATGAGGTTGCATTAACCACCGTGTTAGATCTTACATATAACCAACCACCTGCATCAGAGGTATTACCAGACTTCAGTGTGGTTGTTCTCAACTCGTTGGCAGTAAATGTGCCTTTGATATGACCATTACCAACCGAAACCGCATTTCTGTTTGCGTCGCCAGCTCGAGAAACAGTAACAACATTGTTACTGATGACTGTCGCCATGTGGTTGGTGTTCAACCTCCATGTGTTAAAACTGTTGGTCAGTTCGGTATTTGCAATTGATACAGTCATTTATCAGTCTCTGTTAACGAGTTGTTGTAGCAGACTTTCGATGTTGGTCATTTTGTCTTTTAACATCTCAACATCTTCTGCCATTTTTCTGTCTTTTTCTCTTCTGGCTCTATACTTTTCGAGTGCAGTCATATCTGTATTTAGAACTGCATTCGTCTTCGTATCACGAACCAGAGTTTCGTTGTCAACAATTTTTGCGAATCTTGGCTTTTCCATTATTTCTGCAGCGCAATTACTCTCAAATCGTCAACCAGAGGAGTGATGTTTGTTCCACTGGATGTCATAACAATCTTAATTGCAAAGGTTTTGTACCCATGATAGATGGAACCATCAGCAGAACGATAAGCAACTACATTGTTGTTTCCTGTATTTAGTTTCGCTTGATTATCGGCATTTGAACCAAGGAAGTTGTCGCCATTGCTATTCGCAGAAATCGTATATTCAAATTCACGAATGTCGCTGCCATCAAAGCCATCAGAGTAAGTGTTAGCTGCAGTTACCTGACGAAGAAGCGTGTAATCTTTATCAGAGAACGCATCTCCATCTTCAGCATGAATCAATCTTGCATAAACTTGGATGTCAGTTCCTTGTGGCTTAAACGCATCAAGATAAACCAGCATATCTTCAGCATCTTGACCATCAGCCAGTGTTACCTTCTTGCTGATATAACGAACATATGCGTCGCCATAGTTACCTGTTTCATTTGTATAGCTGTTATTGATAATGTTACCAAGAACAATCGCATTTGATCTTGTTGTATCAATAACTGGAGAAACATAAGGATCAGTTGTGGTCATTGTTCCTCTGAACACCAGAGTCTTCTTAGAACCACCAACCGCACTCAATGAATCTTCATTAGTCTTGGAGTAGAGTTTCTTCTCGGCATCATAGAAATTATTATCTTGACCAAGTTCTACAGTTTCCCAAGTTGGGCTGATCACACCAGAGGTTGATGTTGTTCTTACTGCCCATCCAGTGTTAGTCTTAGAGTGCTTAATTTCTGGAATCTTAGGAACAACTGTGTTCAGAACCAGATTGTCAACACTGGTAACACGAGCCGAAGCACCAGACTTCTGCCCACGAACATAACCATTCGCAAATCCGCCAGTAGAACTATCGATATACAACTTGCCGTCTACACTGTAGTAGAAGGAAACAGTACCAGTTGCACTGTTAGCAGTAAATGTGTGTGTTGTACCAACTGGGCTGGAGTTTCCTGGGAGATAGAGACTGCCAGAAACAGGGAACGACCCTAGTGCGTCAATCTTAACTGTGACAATACCTGCACCATTTGCGCTTACGATCTGGCGAACAGTACCATTAGCAAAACCAGAGGTTGTGATGTTGCCACCATTGTATGCCGCAGCCGACTGAATTACTGTGCCAACAGGAACGCTATCGTTGTTTGCGAAAGTCAGAACACATTCAGAGCGAAGAGTCTCACCTACACGGAATGTTCCAGCAAGGTTATCAACAGAGAAGTAATCCTGATTCTTGTTCTCAACATAAACCGTACCAGTAGAAGAAGTGAAGAGCGCATTATAGAGCGTGAACTTCAGATCTTCATCCTGAATTGGATTCCAAGTCTTATCATTAGACGAGGAGAACAGAACGCCAGAGTAAGTCTGCTTGTTAATCAGCGTGTTTGGACGAAGAACATCGTCACCACCCAGCTGAGCAGTCCATACTGCGTACTGATCGCTGTTACCTGCTGGAACAACAATCAAAGCGTAATCTGTATTGTTCTTCAGGAATACAGGAGTGTCAAAGGTGAAGGTAGTTGCTGTTGATGCATCAGCAGATACATTGATGCTTGCAGGAGCAAGTGTCTTCAACCCATAAGGAACGATTGTTTCTGTTGGGAAGCCATTAACAACTTCACGGATCTGCAGAGTAATTGGCAAAGTGCTGTCTTTCTTACCAAAATACAGATCAACCTTCGTGCAGTAGATGCCGTCTGAAGAACCAGAAACATTGATATTAAATGTCTGAGCAATTGGATCCCACCAAGAACGGTCACCATCAGCAACAGTATGTAGAACTTGACGATCAATTACAGTTTCCTGAGAGAACTGTGGCATCTGCATATTGACATCAGTACCACGCATGGTAATGTCAAGAGGATTACTGGTATATTCACCATGAGCAGATGTTGTTACCAAATCAGATTCTGTTGCTGGATTAGCGATGTCACGAAGAACAAAACGCTTCGTACCAACACGGAATCTTAGGTTGCTGTCGTCTGGAATACGGAACTTGCCGTAGACTGTGCCAGTGCTATCTGTTACCAGTGCCGCACCCTCAACACCAGAATCTACGAAACTGGAATTGGTTGGTGTGCAGTAATCAGAAACTTTTTCTTCATCGAAGTAAGCATAAACACGAGTGTTTGGTTTCATACGAACACCAGTGAAGCGAACTTCACGAGCACGCATATATTCACGAGTTGAAATATTTTCAATCGTGTTGCCAAGAGAAATGGTTTCTGTTACAGAACCCAGTGTTGTCTTAACACCAATTCTTTCTCGTTCAGCACCAGCATTACCACGACCACGACCCTGTTTCGTTGTGGTCCAATTACCCCAATCAATTTGTCCGTTTGTTAATCCAGTTTCTTGGGCAATCAATTCAATAGCGTCATAGTATCCACTGAAGTCAATCTGAATGTCTGGAAGCTGAGTGATGTCTGGAGTGTTGTCGGCAGGTGGATCAAGAGTAACCTGACCACGCCAGTTGAACATCAACTCCTGAACTGGATTACGCATCTTAGATGCATATGGCTGAGTAATAAACTCATTGTGAGTGTAACTCAGCGTTACAAGGTCGCCAGTTTTGGTGACATTGCTAGAAGTAAGAGAAACATCCTTAGCAAGAGCAACATCAGAGCGAGTAAATGTTGGACGCAACACACCTTGGTTACGATCAATTGCTGCACGATAGTATGGGTTTGCGGTGTCACTTTGTTTGTGGCTACCCATGTCGTCAACAAAGAAACCATTCTTGAATCGATCTGTTCCAGAGTCATTGAATACCTGCTTACCCTTTGTTGCATTTTCCAACAGATTCAGCGTTGAATAGTATTCAAGATTCTTGACTCTTGATTCAACACCACGGAGATCTTCCATGGTATAACGACGGTTGTTTTCTAATGTCAGTTTAACAGTGTAGTCGCCACGCTTGTACACCTTACCAACATATGGAGAAAGAGATGGATATGGAGGAATATCCAGAACACCCAGCGTCATTGCACCAGCAACAGTGCTTGGA